TCAGAAACTTTTGCTGCACACTTTTCCCGCTCGAATCCTCGCCTTCTTCCAGGCTGTGTCGTTCATACGGTGCAGCGCCGAATCGTTGTACGGAAAAACCCACTCCTCGCTCTGCGCGCGCTGCCCGTCGATTACCGACTTGGCGACCCCATTCAAAACAACAAGCCGGTCTACGCCGTTCTTTACCCCGGACTTTTCGTTTCTGCCGCCAATGCTATAAGGGATCAGGAATACGCTGGTGTTCAGCTCAGGCACTGGAATCTCCCAATCCCACCGCAGCTTGCAAACCTCCTGCTCCCGGCAACCCGCGCTTGAGCAGCCTGGCGGCCAAGACTACCGACGCTGTCGCGAAGGTCGAGGCAGCGTCAGCAACCGCTACTCAAGCAGCCGACCCCGCGAGCAAGGCCGCCGACAAGGTGACCGAGGCGGTAGAGCGGAAAGCTCCGTAGCCACGTAACGCACTTGGTCTCAGACTCAGATCGGGTAACTCGCAGCACTTCCTGGGGAACCGCCATTAATCACAGCGATCGTGTGCGCTGGTATGTAATCAGCGGTATGAGGCTGCCGAGTCTCAAGCATTATTGGTGGGTAAGAACTTGTTGTACGAGCGGGCTCCAGTTCCAATGCCTTGGCCTTGAGCGCGTGAATTGCGGCAATTTCGCTGAGAGTTGACACGTACATCTCCTGATCTGGACCGGCGCATAGTCACGCCCTTGAGCTTTATACAAGCCGCTGCGCGTCAGAATTATGTCATCGTTGGCAGCTCGATCAGTTGTTTGCAAACCTCAAGCCAGCGAGCTATCCACTCAGCGCCACAAACAGACACCGCCTATTTTCTTGGAGCGAGCACCCCAATTTACGATATGGCGGCTTAAGCACCGGTCCGGAAAGGGGGCGCCTGTTACAGCTGTCGCACCTTTTCAATAAGTTCAGAGATGCGGCGAAGGCGGATGATGCTAGCGACAGGGGGCCTGATCACAGTAATCGTCACAGCCGCCGCCTTCATCCACAAATTCTAAGCAACCGGCCCCGAGAGATCGGGGCTATTGCCCTACGGCTCCTGAGCTTTAAGCCGATACAGGCGAGAGTATGCCAGCAGGGTTGGGCACTAGGCCTGACCCGACACCCCTAGAGAGGATGAACATGAGCCGCGATCAAGTAATCGCGCAAATGCGGAAAGACCTGGAGCAACTGGGCAACGAAGTCCGTAGCACCCCGCGCCATGAAACCCGCAACATCATCGTGTCCGCCGCATCCGGCGCTGTCTTCGCGCTGGCTGTGTCTTGGGTAGCCTTCAAAGTCCTGTTCTGATTCATCACCAGACTCTGGCGGAACCCGTATGAAACGAATCCAACACTACCAGCCGCCAAGCGCGGCTGATCTGGCGCGTCTCAAGGACCAGCTCGGCTTCACCAGCCCACAAATGGCTGACCTGGCCGGGCTGGCTCAGGGCGCGCAGTGGCGCAAATACACCGGCGGCGCGTTGCCGCGGGACCTGAGCCAACACATGCACTTCTACATGGCCGCGCTTTTGACGCTCACGCCTGAAGAGCTTGAGCGGGTCACGGCCCCTATGCGGGAGCACGGCGCGGACGTTGAGCTTGGCCCGCTGCCAGCCGGACCGAGCGGAACCAGCGAACGCTGACAGCGCATCACGCACGCGACACGACAAAGCCCAGCCTAACCCGCTGGGCTTTTTATTGGTCGGGCTGTGCTCGGTTTCGATCAGCCCACTTATACAGCCGAGTGCCCATGACAGCTCAAATCCACGGATCAGCGCCCGCACGTATTCGTTGAGGTGTCCGATGGGGTGCACCAGATACCGCACGCACTTATCCGATCGATCATCAAGGGCGAGAAGCCATCCAGCATCCTGACCGAGCCTGTGCTGCGCAGGATCATTAAAGAATGGCTGAAAGGCCTTTAGATTGCTATTGAAATGCCATTGTGCGGCCCCATGTAGATAGCTCACGTAATAGGAGCTGTGATATGTCGGATATTGCTAAGGGCGACGTGGTAACGCTGAAAAGCGGTGGGCCGAAAATGTCTGTAGAGGATACAGGTGACTACCTCATGAGCGCCGGAACAGAAAATGGCGCCAAATGCAGCTGGTTTGACGGTGGCAAGCCAATGGAGAAGGTCTTCGACATTGCAGTGCTTACAAAAGTTACTGATGACGATTACTCGATCACATCTATTTAAACTTCAAGTAGTAGCAAACCCCGCCAAGTGCGGGGTTTTTTATTTAGGAACGCGAGATGACAACCAAGCAACCCGACTGGGAGGCGATTGAGCGTGCCTACCGGGCCGGGTCGCTTTTAGTCCGAGTAATAGCCGAGAACAACAGCCTTACAAAGGGCGCGGTACACAAACGAGCCAAGAAGGAAGGCTGGACCCGCGACCTTGCACATCAGGCCAAGACGGCGGCCCGCGACAAGCTGGTACGCAGCTCGGTACGCACGCCAAGTACGCAGCCGCGTACCGATGCGGAAATCGTCGAGGAAGCATCCGATCAGGCTGCATCCGTTGTTTTGGCTCACCGGGTCGGATTGGCTCAATGGTGCTCCATTGCCGACAAGCTATCGGTCGCCCTGGCCGACATAGATGTGGATGAAGACAACCTGGGCGACTTCTCCCGCGCGTTGAACGCCGGCCAGCCCAGCGTCTTCAAGCGGTCAGGTGTCGGCCAGTTTCAACTACTACGAGTGGCTGGCCACACAGTCGCCGGCGTTTCAGGATGCTGTACCGGGTCCGGGTGAGGGGCAGGCTGATTCGGGGGGCGGGTTGAGCCCAGGGCGCTTCGCCGAGTTGCAGCTCGACAGCCAGTTCAAGCTGTTGACACTGGAGCAGATGAAGAAGCTGAAGCCGCTGGCGTTTGAGCAGGCTGGACAGAGCTGATAATAGGCTAGCTCGTATGTTCGAGCTGGCGCGCTGCCACCATTTCATAGACCATCCGCACTGCGCAATTGGCGCTTTATCTTGGAACTGAGCGATGTGGAAATGGTTGTGGGCACCCGTAGTAGTTTTGCTAATAGGACTATCGTTTCTTTTGGGCTTGTCATTCGGCCTGGGCAAAAGTAGCGCGCCTTTTGTTACTGAGGTTGTACCCGTGCTGTCGATGCTCGGTGCTTGGGTTTCGGGTATCGGTACGCTTGCGGCGGTAATTACAACTCTTTGGCTATCTCAAAAGCAGCAGCGTGAGGACACGGAAAGTCTAAAGGTGTCGCTACATGCTGGCCTTATAGGCGCGGATAACCCGTGGTTCATTAGTGTTCAAGTAGTTTCAGATGGGAAGCGTCCCGCTACTATTCGGGGCATAGCGTTCACATCGCCACACGCGAAGCACGCCTGTCACCTAACGGAGTTCATGCATTATGGCAGTCAGTTGCCTGTCCAGATTAGTTACGGTGAGAAGGCTGATTTCATGTTGAGTTATGGTGCGGATGCAGAGCTTCGGGAGTTTGTCGCTCAATATTGCGGCGGTAAAGCTGACGGTTTGGCTGTTGTAGTTTCCACGAATCTGAGCTCCTTCGAAGCACCCGTCAGTCAAGGCATTCTTTCGGTAAATACCTGACATTGACTCATCATTTGACCGGCCTTTCGGCGGGTTTTTTATGCCCGCACGGTGGGCTCAACCAATCCCAAGGGGATATTCGCATGCCTTTTGACTTCGATCCGGCCGCCCGCGGCGTTACCCTAAACGAGACCCAAGTGCCGCGCTCAAAGCAGCGCTCGGCGGCGAGGTTCAGAAATTCCTGGATAGCGAGGTCTCGGGCCTCAATTCCAAGAGCCGGGAGCTGATCGGCTCCAATAAGACCATCAAGCCCGAATTGGACAAATTGAAAGGCCAGTTCGAGGGTTTGGACATTGAGGCCGTGAAGGGGGATGCTCACTAAGGTCGACCAAGAGGAATAGAGGAAGAGACCAAGCTGATCGCCGAAGACAAGCTGGACGAAGTGGTCAACCGTCGCACTGAACGCCTGCGCACTTACCTCGACAAGCAGGTGAAGGCCGCCAACGAGCGCGCCGATGAGGCCCAGGTCTTTGCGGCGAAGTACAGCGACAACTACACCTACTGAGAAGTCTCCATGAGCAAGAAGAACAGAAGCTTTGATGTCAGCTTTAAGCTGGAAGTCGTGAAGATGATCAAAGATCAGGGCATGAGTGTCAGCCAGGTCTGCCGTGATCTGAACATTGGCGATACTGCCGTGCGCCGCTGGGTCCAGCAGTACGAATCAGAACAATTGGGGAGTGTCGGGATTGGCAAGCCGCTGACCGCCGAGCAGCAACGCATCCGTGAGCTTGAGCGGCAAGTGCGCGACCTGAAGCTGGACAACGACATCCTAAAAAAGGCTACGGCCTTCTTTGCCCGCGAATTGAAGTGATCCATCAGGCGGTTCACCAATTGCAAGGCAAGGCCTATCCGGTGACGCGTGTCTGCCGGTTGCTGCGGATCAGCCGTTCCGGCTACTACGAGGCACTTCAGCGAGGGTTGGGCACGGTGGTGGTCGACCCGAATGAAATCAAGCTCAAAGCGCTGTTTTACCGTAATGAACGCTGTTTTGGCAGTCGACGGCTGATCAAGGCGTTGCAGGCGGAAGGTGTTCACATGGGGCTCTTCAAAATCTGCAAGCTCATGAAAAAACTGGGGCTGGTGGCGACCTGGAAACGTAAGTTCACGCATACAACCAACAGCAAACATGACCTGCCAGTAGCACCGAACCTGCTTGATCGGCAGTTCAATCCACCGAACGGCAACAAGGCCTGGGTGGCGGACATTACCTACATCCGAACCCGTAGCGGCTGGCTCTATCTGGCCGTGGTCATGGACTTGTACTCACGCAAGATCGTGGGCTGGGCGATGGCGCCCCATATGCGGGCTGAGCTGGTGTGCAGCGCGATGCAGTTGGCCATCGCACAGAGACAACCTGAGCCGGGACTGATTGCCCACTCTGATCGTGGCAGCCAGTACGCAGGGTCTGAATATCAGGCACTGCTGGGACGGCATGGGATGCGATGCAGCATGAGTCGTAAAGGCAACTGCTGGGACAATGCGGTGATGGAGCGCTTCTTCCTGAACCTGAAAATGGAGCGTGTCTGGCGCAAGGATTACGCCAACCAGGGTGAAGCCATAAAGGACATCACTGATTACATCGTGCGGTTTTACAACGAGGGTCGCCTGCACTCGACACTGGGCTACGTCTCACCAAACCAGTACGAGCGCCAGGCAGTCTGAAATCACCTACTGATGTGTCCGGGAAAAGTTGACCAGCACACTGCGACCTGTTGTGCCGCAAGTGATAAAAACGGATGGTGGTTGTGTTCGTCGGCAGGACGCCGGGAGGAGTGCGTGAGTTTTGCGTGACTCTCTCACGCATCATTCGTCATCTATAGGCATTCGATTGCAGCGAGCGCCAGTGTTTAGTGCCTGTGTACAGGGGTAATCAGCCCAAGAACGGGCATGGGGTGCTAGGGGTCGAGTGTTCCAATCACTCCGTCCCGACCATATTTTGATACCGGGATCAGTCACTTACGGCGCTGATCCCTTTTTTCGTTTAGGTTTTGCGCGAAATACGCGCAAAACTGGCGCAAAACGATCCCGCGATTCACTGATATCGAAGTCTGGAAACGCCTCGGACCAGACTCCCTCCGCGTGGTCCTTCTAATAGTTCTCGTCATGTCCTGGCTGGCGCGCCCGGCGATCTTTTGCCCGGCCTTTCCGGTTTTCTGATACAGGTGCAGCGACAGCGCTCTGACTTCATGGAAGTCCGGCATTTCCTCTTCCTTCCCATTGCCATAGCCATCAGCGGCTTCCCGCGCTTCTTGAAGGCTCGGGTCAGAGACCGCTCTTCGATTTTGGTCCATGGGTCCTTGGTCTGCGCTTGCTTCTGCTTCAGGCGCTCCGGGCGTTAGTGAACGAGATAAGGCGATGCCGCATCGTGTCGCCAGGCTCGTCTGAGCGATGGACCCGTCTTGTCCGGTCTGTAGGCATGACAGGCCTGGCTGCCTGGCGCAGCCGACAGGCGGCTGGCAAATACTCCTGCGCAATCTCAAGTTTCAATCCTGACCAGCGATACAGGCCATGTAGCCACATCCTGACGCGGGTTGAAAGATGTTGTCCAAATTTACGATTGCTCAAAAATTAGGCGCTGGTTTCGGGGTGATCATCCTGATCATCTGCTTGTTAATCGTTGTCGCCAGGAACGGGTTCAGCGAAGTTCGTGATACGACCGCATGGAACGTCCACACGTATAAGGTTCTGGATAGCAGCAGCGCGCTCCTCATAAGTCTCACTAATATCGAGACAGGGATGCGAGGCTTTGCCTTATCCGGCCAGGATGACTTTCTAGGGCCTTTGACATCCGGAAAGGTCAACTTCGACAAAAGTTGGGATGAGCTGAAGCAGCTGACTTCCGACAATCCGGTGCAGCAGAATCGTTTGGCCGAGATAAAGACTACCCAGCAACGGTGGCTGGCTGATGATATCAACGCGACGCTGGCCCTGCGGCGCGCCGTCGTTGCAGGTCAGAGTTCAATGACCGACGTGGTTGAGCGCATTGTGGCCCGGCAGGATAAGGCCAAGATGGATGGAATGCGCAAGCTGATCGCTGAGCTCCAGGATGATGAATCCAAATTGCTCGCAGTGAGAACCAAGGCTTTGGATGACGCCGCGAGCTTTGCGAACTGGAGCTTGATCATTGGAGGCATCGTGGCAGCGGTCGCAGCTTTACTAATCGCGATTAGCCTCTCTGCATCGATCCGTAAACGTTTGAACGCGGCAATTGCCATCGCAAGCAACATTGCTTCTGGCCGACTGGATACCGACATCGACGCGACGGGTAGCGATGAGATAGGCAGGCTGATGATCGCATTCAGTTCGATGCAAACAAAGCTTCGAGAAATGATAACTGAAATCAAGAGCGGTGCTCAGCTGCTGTTGGTTTCAGCCCAAGAGATCTCCCGCACGTCAGAGGCGCTTTCAGAGTCGGCCAATGAACAGTCTCAAGCGGCATCTACGATGGCGGCGACGGTCGAAGAACTGACCGTGAGCATCAGTCATGTGGCCAACAGCGCGAGCGAGGCGCATGCGATATCAAGCGAGTCTGGCAGGCAGTCAGTGGATGGCGGGGAAGTCATTCAAAACACGCTGAATAGCATGGATCGCATTGCCGGAACCGTGCAGAACTCCTCACAACAAATCGATGAACTGGGCCGGCACATTCAGCAGATTTCTTCCATCGTCAATGTCATCAGTGGCATTGCCGAACAGACTAATCTCTTGGCCCTTAACGCCGCTATTGAGGCGGCTCGGGCGGGCGAGCAGGGGCGCGGTTTTGCGGTGGTCGCCGATGAGGTCCGCCTGCTGGCGCAACGCACGGGTACGTCGACGTCTGAAATCAGCGAAATGATCAGTAAAATCCAGGCCAGCGCCCAGGACGCAGTGGCGCAAATGGGGGTTGGTGTCGAGCAGGTTAATCAAGGTGTGCAGCTTGCAACATCTGCCAACGCAGCCATCGAGCAAATACGCGACGGCTCGGGACGAATCGTAAGCGTAGTCGACCAGATTTCTACTGCCCTGAACGAGCAGAGTGCGGCAAGCCAAGACGTTGCCCGGAGCGTTGAGCACATTGCACAGATGGCGCAGGCCAGCAGCGAGGCTATTAGAGGAGCATCGCAGAGCGCTTCGGATATCGAGCGGCTGGCGCACGGGCTCAATAGCCAAGTCGCCCAGTTCAAACTCTGAGCCGTTCGGAAGCCATAATCCGAGGGTAATCAGGCCGCGGTCGGTGCAGACCCGGCCTGAGGAATCTATACATTTCGCAGTTGAGCCAGGGCTCGCCATGTCGGCGAGCCTTTTTTATGTATGGAGCAAAGGGAGACCCGACCGACCTCGGCGCAGGTACAGCCACCTGACTGGGTGGTAGCGCGCCAGGTGAACGCGAAGCCCGCGTACAGGCGGAGGCCCGCGCCGATCAGTCTGCCAAGGAACGAGACCAACTTGCCGCCTCTGTCGGGAGAATGGAGGGGCAGATCGAAGCCCTGACCGGCCACGTCGCGCAGCTCACCGACAAGGTAACCAGCCATAGCTCAGGATTGACCGGCTTTATTCACAGCGTGGGGATGACGGCTGATGGACTACTGCGCGATGCAGGTCATAGCTGGCCGCTGATGGCGTCGGGTTGAGGTGCGGGTAATCGCCGTCCTGCTGGTCGTCGACGACGCTATGCTTGGCACTCGAACCCGGCTGAGAGGCGATTGAGCGTGCCTGCCAGTCAGTCGTTGATGGGGTGGCTACTGGTCGATACGTTGGAAGAAAGCAAGAGCTGAAGGTCTGTCCGTACGCCGCGCATTCTGCATGGATGGCTGCAAGCCCTTGTGCGAAGCTCCCCACGCACAGCCCTAGAATCCCCGCTGTCACTACATACGCCCAAACGCGGTCAGTAGGCATCGGTTGTCGTTTCATCCAAGAATGGGCACATCTTGCACCGTAGAACACAAAGTAAACGGCGATCATCGCAGCGACCCCAAGCATCGAGTAAATGCCCAGCGTGAATATGTTCAGTGGGTTCAAAAACTCCATTGCACATCTGCTTTTCAAAGTGGCGGGTGATTGAAAGACTAGTGCGCCGGATTTACACTCCACTGTCCGCAGTTTCTCTCTGATCTCGGCAAGGAACTATGACCAATCAAAAGGCTTCTACCTTTGGTGGATCTGCTGAGACTTTTTGAGTTTGCGGGTTTCCGCATTCGCTTAGCCCAAGCGCCGGAAGTATTGGGGCGGCTTGAAGCCGAGATTCTTTCCGACACCCGCAGCATTCGCAGCTCCGATTATGCTCACCTGCCGGACGCGTACATACGCGTCATGTGGGCTTCCGCAAGTTTCGCTAAGCAAGGGCGAATGGTATTGGGCCAGGCCGAGCAGATCGCATTCCGTGCCCGCGCTTGGCAGAAAGCCGGATGGAACAGCAGATGTTCGACTAGTTCGGCCCATGCCCGATTTCATTATCACGCTCCTAATCCCGCCGAACTACAGTCCCGAGCAGGCATTCGCTCAGCCGCTGATTGATGCACCTGACGGACGTGTCGAGCCTCCATAATTGCTACCTATCCCGGCAGAAGAGGTGCCGCAAGCATGAACAAAAATTGACTGGGGCCAGCTGGTAACGAAAGAAATGAAAGATGCTGAGATTAAAGCGCAGGCTTTGCTCGTTGCGGAGCAGCAACTGGCAGCGTTGAATACTGCCGCCGCCGCTCAAATCGTGCGCATACAAGACCGAGTCGAGACGCTGGGTTACGGCATTGAGGCTGGCAAAGCAACTGAAGCTGAGTTTGCAGAAGCGGCGTCCTTCGCAATAACGCTCAAGGCTTGGAAAAACTACAAATATCAGCTGGGCAAGGTAACTGCTCAGCCAAATTGGCACCAACAGCCGACTTGGCCTGACCAGCCCGCGACACCTAACATTGAGGCCAGTGACGCGCTGGCTAGGGCCGCATGATCCACAAACCGATGCCGCTTGCGGTATAGAATGACCGCACTTGCACGTAGGAAATTTTAATGCTCAGACGAACACTGTTGAATGCTGTCCTCCTTTTGTCTTTGGCGTGCTCAGGCGGATCTTGGGCGGCGGGAGACTCCAAGCCTCGCGTCCTCGTGATTGGGGACTCGATTTCCATCGGCTACACGCCGCACGTGAAAACCGCGCTGGAAGACCAGGCGCTTGTCGTGCACAACGAAGGTAACGCACAGGATTCCAAGAACGGGGTTCAGCAAGCCGACGTTTGGATTGGCAGCGATAAGTGGGATGTAATCAGCTTTAACTTCGGTTTGTGGGATCTTTGCTACCGACTTCCCGGGCCGATTACGACCGACAACCGCGACAAGGTCAACGGCACCATTGCCGTGCCTTTGGCGCAGTACCGGGAGAACCTGACGGCCGTTGCAACAAAGCTCAAGTCCACCGGTGCGAAGCTGGTCTACCAGACAACCACTGTCGTTCCGCAAGCCGAGCCAGGCCGCTATAGCACGGACGTTTCTGTATATAACGACGCAGCTATTTCGGTGATGCAGAAGCTTGGGATTCCTGTAAACGACCTCCAATCTGTAACCGCGCACCTGCCAGACAGCATGCGCGAATCGGATAGCGACGTTCACTACACCGACGCTGGCTATGCCGAGATCTCGCAGTCTGTAACGGAAAGCATCAAGCGCCTGCTGTAACAATCGCCTAACGTCCATACCCGCCCTCGAGCGGGTTTTTTCGTCTGGAGAAAAGCACCGCCCAGAATTTCCACGCAGATGGCCGGCGGCGCGGACGTGCTCGTTTTCGTTGATCTGATCGCCTTTTCGGAAGGCACCCCAACCGTAAAGGGAAGCGAAGACTGCTACGGCGTGCTGTACGGCGGCGGGACCGTTTCAGCGCTACCTGGATCACCCGCGCAAGCGGCTGACCTTTCCATTCGCGCCAAGCCGGTCACTATCACAGCAACCGAGCGTTACCAGTACTTGAGCGCTATTGGATGCGCGTCGGATGAATACGGGTCTGCCGGGTGGGGATACGCCGGAAAATCAGGACGCGGGTCGCGTTGCAGGCAGATTCGCGAGCGCCGGGCGCTCGTGCTGCTGATCGCTCTGCTGGCCGGGGCGCTGGTTTACCAGACGCTGGCCCTAGCCGACGCCCGGCGCACGCACGCGGACTATGTAGCCGGGGTAGCGCGGGCTACGCAGGATGCAACTGACGATGCCCGCGCCGAAGAGCAGCGCCGCCAGAACGAAGTCAGCTAGGTGAGAACCGATGCTCAAGAACAGATCAAGGCTGCGCCGGATGATGCTGCTGTCGCTTCTACTGCTGACAGCCTGCAGCGCCATGTTGACAAGCTGCTTGCCAGTCGAGCCAACTGCAATAGCCTAGTCGCCCAGGGAAGCCAGACAATCGCCGACCTCACCAGTGTGCTCGCCGACCTGCGCTGCCGGGCTGACGAGAGATCAAGAGAAATGGCGCAATGCTGATGAGTGCGGAAGCCGTGAATGACGGCTTCGAGAGAGATCTAATTTCGTAGAGCTCTGATAGAAGGAATGGCAATAAGTCAGGGATCGGCAGAAGCTTTTCAGCTTTAGAGAGCAGCGTAGCAGGGGGGACTGTCGCGGTCGGCAGGACGCGGTAGGCTCCGGCGAATACACCTTAAGGACTTTTGCGGGGAGTCATATTTCACAGTTCAGCACGGTTAAGCATCGTTTGCAGTGGGCGCCTATGCACTGGCTAGTTTTAATGGTCTGTCGGCACCCTTCAAGCATGGAGTGCTAGGGGGCGGGTGTTCGAATTACTTCGTCCCGACAGTATTCTAACGAGGGATCAGTCACTTGCGGAGCTGATCTCCTTTTCCGTTCAAGTCGTGCGCAACACCCGCGCAAAGCTATCCTGCGATTTTACTGATATCTAGGTCTGATTCCGGCGCAACGAGCACAGCTCAACGCCTTCTATACAAAATGCAACTCGTCGCGCACCGGCGGGAAATGGCGTGATCGATTACGTTGCCCAATACGCCGTCGCGGACAGCAAGGTAGGCGGGTTGAAAAATCGAAAGGGCTTGCACAATCTGATTCAGTGACGGGGAGCTACTGTCGGTTCCAGTTTGATGCCGACCGCGTTCATTACCTTGATCATCGTTTCAAAGCGCGGCTTCGCGCCTAGAGCCAGAGCTTTGTACAGGCTGGCTCTGCCCAGGCCTGAGTCTTTGGCACTCTGCGCCATGCCATAAGCCTAGGCGACTTAGCCGACAGCACGGATCAGTTCGTCGGTATCGCCATGGGCACATACCTGTGCTACGTATTCATTAATCGCTTTGTAACTGTCGAGCATCGCTGCCATATCGAATGGCATCAGGGTCTCGCTCATGGTCCAACCTCCTTGTCCATCTTCTTGGCCCGCTTGATATCGGCAGGCTGGGTAGATTTGTATTAACGTCTGGACCTGCCGCTGCCAGCACTTCCAGGAAAGGCTGTCAGAGGACAGAAAAGAGACGGGTTTCAGCGGCTTAGCCCGTTTTTCTCAAATTGGGCTTTTTCATCCCTCATTGGCTGACTGCCTATCCATACCGAACCCAACCGCTTATCTAACAAAAACATATAACGCCTGAACTATACCCGCGAGTTTTCGTCTTCTGCATCAAGCCGGCCCGCATCGCCCTTGATAAAGGCCAGAAAATGGAGAAACACCATGCAAGGAGAAGCCGTGTCGCAGGTCACCCATGAAGGCAGCAGAGTCTACGGTCGTAACGGCGTGGAATTGGGACATATCGACGCTCAGGGTCTGGTACGGCTGGGCGAAGCGGTGACTTTCAAGATTGTCCGCAACGCGATTTATTCCATGCACGGGCAGCATTTGGGTACGTTGTCAGGCGGCATCGGGCTCACCAGTCGAGGACAGTTCATTCTCGCGGTCGAAGGACTTCGGCCTTGGGATTGAGCGGCGGGTGAGCTGTTCTCTGGCGCCGCTTCTTGACAGTCGGCAAGCTCGGGATAGCTAAAGGCTATTGGAGTTTTGATCCAAGACGGTCTAAATGTTGATTGATCGATTTCGCAGAGTCTAGGTCAGTCCATGTTCCGCAACTCTCCCGTGATATCCGCTACATACCGAAGCTTTCGTATCGAGGTGCGGCTGCTTCATGCACCTCGAGGGCTGATGAGCGAACTCAGACTTTTTCAGCAATACGGTGCGAACCTGTGTCTGGTCTATTGCGACAGAGCGATCTTCCGGGACGAGGAGGAAGCGACTCGATCACTGGCCCGCCAGGTGTGTCGTTATGTGGATGACCTGATCGAGCGTAACGCGGCCGCCTGACGGCTTGGCGAGCAAACGTAGCCTTACAGCTCATTGTCTTCCTCTTCGGCAATCAGAGCGTCTCGCGCAAGCGGACTCAACAGACGGCGCGCAATCTGCGCAAGCCTTTCATCAGGATCCGGGCAGTCAAGCAGTTCCGCGGCTACGCTTGCAGCGTCCGCCGAGGCCTTGCGTCTGGCTGCGAGCACCAGACGGCCGAGCACCGACGGACTGACGCCGCAACCGCTCAATTGCTCGAGCGCAAACTCGTCTACCGCTACCGCGAATTGCTCGAACGTTATCCCTTGAACGCTGTGAAGTCGGCGCTTGAAGCCTATGTCGCCACCCATCATTAGTTGCTCAACGGCATTTTCGACCCACTGCGATTCGCGGCTGGTCTCGTCCAGTTGAGCCAGGCAACTGTCGTACGCAAATTGGCCACGCATGATCGGCAGATCCATAATGTTCTCCCATCGTTCTGCAAGTTGTCTGCCCAGGGCAGGCGGCGGGTGAAGCGTCCCCGCCAGGCTCGGGATCAACCAGACGGGGACTGACGGAGTCCAGTCACGATTAACCGGGGCGCAGATGGCCGCGCCATGGTTGATCAACCGTGGCGGATCTCCAGATCGGTGATGATGCAGATCGAGCCGTCGGAAACCGGCGTAGCATCGGTGTAATCGATCTGGTTATAGACCCCGCCATGAAACCCCAGGACCTGGGTGAACCAAGACTTGTCCATCTGCAGCGGTCCGGAAGTGCCGGTCGCGCCATTGCAAACGGCGGTTACGGTCGCGACGCCTGCCGAGGTCACATGGATCGTGATTTCGAACGGCGTATTCAGGGGCACGTTGGCGAGCACGGTGGTATTCACCGGGTCCGGCTTATCGAAGTTCTGACGGAACCCCATGGTGATCTTGCCTTTCTGCCAGAAGACCTTGATCGGCGGGCTGTCGTCGTTTTTCACGTGCATTTGCGAGACGACGACTTTTTGAGCCGAGTTGACCTCGGTCAGCCGCATTTTCTGGTGATTGATGTGTTGCGGCGCACTGGCGATCGACCAGCAGGTTGCTTCCTTCCATTCGCAACGGGTGCGACGAGTGCTCTTGCTCGACGCCCCTTTGGTCGGGGCAGAGAACTGAACCGATCCATCGCTCAGCTCGGTCACGACGCTGGGAAACTGGGCCAGGGCTGTCGCCCCTTTGAGTTCAAGCGCCACGGGATTGGTTGCGGAAGTTGCCACGGGAGTTGCGATCGTAAGATTACTGATGTTTACGGTCATGGTATTGCTCCTCGACGATAAAGATCATTGGCCCGGCACGATTGCCTTACCAACCGGGATGCAGCGGTCGGCACCCGAGCGTCCGATAGCAGGCGCCAGAGCGATACTCGCGACATCCGCGCCACTATAATCACATAATGTGTTTTTTAAGGTCAACACATTCTGTGTTTATCTCGTAAAGATGTCCTACTGCCACGGTTATCTTTTCCTACATCATTAGCTATGCTTGCTGTTCACTGTATGGATGTACAGCTATCAGGGAGTCACTATGGCCAAGCATGAGATGTCGGCGCCGCAACAGCGCCAGGTACTGACCGGGATCGAGCGCCTTGCTTTGCGGGTATCGGCAATGATCAACCATCCGGCGGCGCAGATTCAGCGTAGGGTAACGATTCACCGGCTGGATTCGGATCCGGAGCCCGATTGGGAACAAATCATGGAAATGCTGGCGGCGATAGATGAGCTGGACCTGGTGTTCAATGATGACGAAACGGTCACGGTCAGATGGGATTGCGCTGGCGATCAGGATTACGTCGTGCATGAGCGCGATATAGAAGCGGCGCCCAGCGTGCCTCCTTTCTGAGGCCGCAAAAAGCCCGCTCATGGGCGGGCTTTCAGATGACGAAGAGGACGTCAGGCCTTGCGGACATTCCAGATCAACAACACTTTGGCGTGGATGGTCACGTCCTCGACTCGGGCAACCTGGTCCTTGTGTTTTGGGTTGTCCGAGATCAGCCAGAAGTGCTCCGCATCCTGCACCTGAAGGCGCTTGATGTACAACAGACCGTGCCAGGTGACGACGTAGATGCCGTCGCCGATGAATTCATTGACCCCCCGATCCACGATCACCGGGTCTTTGTCATTGATGGTGCCTTCCATGCTCTGACCCCAGCCGGTAATGACCGCCAGGGCAGTCGCCGAGGTGTAACTGACGCCTTTCTCGCGTAGAACTTCTTCGCGTACGATCAGGTTACGGATGGCTTCGTTGTAATCGGCCGGCACCTGCCCGTGGCCCATGGCGCCCCGGATGTCGTATTGCGGAATAAGGATCTCGTCGTCGGGCGGCAGGACCGGCCCGGAAACCGGCCATCGGCTATCCGGCTCGGCTGCCGCTGCCACGATCCGCTGCCGGGCCTCGGGGGACAGTCCCCGCCCATGCTGGGCCAGCATTTGTCGAACCAGCTCGGCCGAAGACGACCGGATCTCCATTTCAGGATTGCCGGTTGAGCCGCGCCGGTCCATCAGCACATCCCCTTCATCGACACCTAACGCCTTGGCAATGACCGAGATATCGGCCAGTGACGGCTCTCTGGAGTCCGCCTCGTAATTGCCGATGCGTGACTGTGACTTCCAGCCGCAGGCTTCAGCCAGCTGGGCCTGGGACATTTTTGCGTGGGTTCTCAGGCGCTTGATGCGCCGGCCTATCGATTCGTTCATACGGCGGATTCAATCACGAAACGAAATAACCGGCTTTCACTTATTGTGTTTACAAGCATCACATATCGTGATTATTCTGGGGGTGTCTTCCAGGGAGTCGCCTTATGAATCAGGTTCGCGCGATCAGAAAGAACGCAGGCATCACTCAGGCCGACTTGCGCCGCGCGCTCGGCTGGACGCAGTCACGGCTAGCCAACTATGAATCGGGTTTTCGTCGGCCGGGATTGCATCAGGCACGTCAGATCGTATCGGCGCTTAACCTGCTCGGCGCCCAATGCGAACTCAATGACGTGTTTCCACCCGCATCCCTTGCCAGACAGTCGGCAGCCTGACGGGCCGAAGCGCAAGAAGCAGCACAGGAGAGAAGATCGATGAGGACATGAAACCGCAACAGCGGGCACAAAAAAACCGGGGCGCAATCCCGGCTCTTTCAACTGCATTCGATCCAATACAGCGAGGCCGATTATGCACGCGAGCATTATTCCTGTACAGGCATCCGACCCACTGCGGGCTGACAAACCTCCCCGCGCAGAGCCCGCCACTCCCCGGACGCTATGTCTCTTCGAGCTGATCTCCACCGCGCTGGCGAGCGGGCAGGACAGCTTCACACTGACGATTCATATGGAGACCGCCGCGGCGACTCTGAGCAACGCTGACAGCTGCTTTCATGATGGCATGACTGCCGCGCAATTCTGCAAGGGATTGAACGGCGTGAACGTCATGCAGCTGGGCCATTTCCTGAAAGGGCGCAGATGGCTCTACAACCAGAGCACATCCGGGACTCGCTGGCGCGTGGCGTCCTATGCGCGCAGCAGGTACATGGTCGAGCAGCACACGCCTGTCGCGCCGCCGGGTAAAGATCCCTTTATTGCCCACACACCAGTGCTGCTGCCCAAAGGTGCGGTGCGGCTTTATGAGCTGTACCAGGCCGGTCGGTTGCCCATGAAGAAGAATTGGGACGGCCGCTACACAGTGGTGGACGTCGAGCTGCTGCGATCTTTCGGGAGGGATAACTGATGGCTCGCATACGTACCATCAAGCCCGAGTTCTGGTCGAGCGAGCAGGTCATGTCCTGCAGCCCGCTGGCTCGGCTGCTGTTCATCGGGCTATGGAATTTCTGTGACGACGGCGGCAACCATCCGCTGGCCCCCAGAACCCTCAAGGCCCTGGTGTTCCCCGGCGACTCGATTACCGCCGATGAAGTCAGCGAACTTCTGCAGGAACTGAAATCGGCCGGTCTGACCGAGCACTACTGCGCAGAGGATCGCCACTACCTGCACGTTCGTGGCTGGCGACACCAGAAGATCGAGAAAAAGAACTTCAAGTACCCGGCGCCCGGCAACGCCCTCGACGAGCGTTCAGCGACCCCGAGCCGAGCGGTCGCCGAACAGTCGTCGACTGTCGGGCAAGCCGCTGACACCGGAAGGGAAGGGGAACGGACTGGAACACACAACACACCCTCCGCGCAGGAGCATGGCGGGCTGGCTTTTCCCATGACGCTGGAGTGGTCGCCGGACCTGAAGCTGCTGCGCGCCTACGCGGCGCGAATGGAGTTACCCGTCGAGCTTTTCACTCAGCAATCGACTGCCGCCTTCGTATGCCACTACGCGTCCTGCGAACGTCGGGAGACCGCCGCCGCCTGGGTAAGTCTGCTGGTGAAGTGGGTCAAGCGCGATCGGGTGGTCGCCAACAACGTCCGAACGTTCCCGACTCGACGACCCACGTCGGGCCCGGATTTCGATGACATCACGTGGGCCGCGGACCTGGGAGTCTTGTGATGAAACCTGCAGACGCATTCATTCCCGCCCTTCACGAAATCCCCGCGCCGGATGCCGTGCCCCTGCGGATTTCGAACTGCACCGCCAGTGTCGTCAACGTCCTGTTCAAGGAATTGCAGGCGATTTTCCCGGCGTGGCGCCAGGCCTGGCCGGACGACGACACGCTCAAAGCCGCCAAGCGCAGCTGGGTCAAGGCCTTTATGGCTGAAGGCATTATCCGCATCGGGCAGATCCGTCATGGCATCGAACATTGCCGCACACTGAGCAGGCCATTCGCGCCCAGTGTCGGCGAGTTCATTTCGATGTGCCGACCGACGCCGGACATGCTGGGGCTGCCGTCATTCGACTCGGCTTACCTGGAGGCCGTTATCAACGCTCACCCGGGCAGGGCGAACGCCGCCGCCTGGTCCCACCCGGCCGTGTACCACGCCGCCGCGCAATGTGGATTTCATGCATTGGCGGCGTTGCCTGTCGAAGCGAGCCGCAAGCTGTTCGACCGTAACTATGAAATCACCGTGCGCATGATCCTCGACGGTCGACCGTTGCGCAGCATACCGCTGGCGCTGCCCAAGGGGAGCGTTCGACCCAGAACGCCGGAAATCGGCAACCAGGCACTGGCGCAACTGCGCAAGACCCGCAGGCTACGCGGCATCGGTACGGTGTGATGAAGGTCGTTCGAGAGAGAGCCAAACCGGGGAGGCAACATGATCAACCTGAATTCGGCCAGACTCGCCTGGCACGACGCGTTCTACAGCCCGTGGGACAGCCTTGGCGCGCAGATGGAGCAATTGGCGCGCCTTGGCTGCGGTGTCCAGGAGACCAGTCGACGGTCCAGCTGTCGCCGAGCCTTTCATCAGGCGGTCGCCGGCCGTATCCAGAACGCCATTGCCGCCTTGCCCGAACATCTGCAGGCGTTCGGCAATCACCTGTACAACCCGCTATCGGGTGTCGATGATCGGGAAGCGGTGGAGGAATGGGTCTGGTGTCTGGCCTGTCGTGCGCTGCCAAGGATGACCGCGCGCAAATTCTATAAAGCGCGTTTTGTCGCCTGCGCAGTGGTGTTGCGATATCGGCGGATCAATCAAGGCGGACAGGGCGCCGGTCAGGACCCGCTGCCAAACGCTGAGGCCATGCGTAAATGGATTCTCGATACGTGCGGCGTGGCTCTGGTCGGGGATCAGTGGGCGCGTGACTGGGGGCGGTTCGTCGAGCAGTGTTTCGCGGTCTGCGACCGGCTGGATCGCGAAGCGCTGCTGCCCGTCGCCGGAGTGTTGAGCAGGGTCAGATTGTCGGCTTGACGTTTTGTCGGCGCTACGGCACTCTTTTGCCATATCGAGCATTTCGCCTTGGCGATATGCTCCGGAACCCCGCTATCAAGCGGGGTTTTTTGTGCCCGTCATGAAAGCAGAAGCCCCGACTCGTTCGGGGCTTTTGCTTTAAAGGTCCACTGTATGCAAATGCGGGGTGCTTATGAGCGCTGAAACGATACCTGGCGTCCTTTCCGGCGGCGGGGCGAATGGAGGCGAGGCGGCCCTGGCGGCCGTGCTGTTCTCATTCGATCACGGCATGGCACTGGCTGCCATTGGCGGTTGCTGCTTCTTTCTCGGCGCGTCCGCGGCCTTGCCGTGGAGCACGCGCATCTTTTACGCACTGGGCTCCTGCATCATCGGCTACATGTTCGGCGTCATGATGCTCAACCTTCTGGCCTACAACGGTGCCGCTTCGTTTCTGGCCTGCGTCGCCTCGGCGCTGGCGTCCTGGATATTCGGTTCGCTCAAACGCTGGGCCGACGGTGGGCCGCGCCCCGACTGGGTGGACTGGTTCGTGAACGTGGGCAAAGGTTTTTTGCCGGATTTTCTGAGACGAGGGAAACGCGATGAATGATCTCACCTTGTGGATTCATGCAGCTGCCGAATGGCTCGACGGCATTATCCCCGACCTTTTGTTGAGTACCCGTGGTCTCTGCCATCTGCTGATTTTCGTGGTGGTGGCCGGCTACAAAAGCAGCAACGCCCGGCATCGCAAGACCATTGGCGCCATAGCCGCCACCTTCGCCGGAGCCAACGCAGCGGAAGCTTACCGGGTTGCCGTCAACTTCAGCCAGTTTGCCGCCGTGGTCCAGCCGCCGCTCACGCTGGTGATGCTGTGCGTCCTGTTCTTCGTCATGTACGCCCGAGGCAACGTGGCCCGCATGCTGCCTCGCAACCGGGCCGATCTGATGCGTTGATCGACTGCCACGCCCTTCACTGTCCTGCCCGCCTTGAGCGGGCTTTTTTGTCTGGAGCAAATAAGCATGCCGAAGATTTCCGAGCAGATCGCAGGCGGCAGGAATGTCCTGGCATTCCTGGACATGATCGCCGATGCGGAGGGCACCCGAAGGGTGGCCGGCAGTGACGATGGCTACAACGTTCTGTATGGCGGCGGACTGTTCCAGAGCTACTGTGATCACCCGCGCCGGCGCCTGACCTTTCCCATCAACGGTCGGCGGGTGACCAGCACTGCGGCCGGTCGCTATCAGCTACTGGAGCGTTACTGGGATGCCTACCGGGCCAGTCTGGGTCTGGAAGGGGGGTATACGCCGGAGAATCAGGATCGCGTCGCGCTGCAACAGATCCGCGAACGTCGGGCGCTGGAGGACATCAAGGCCGGGCGCATCGTCGAGGCCATTCTCAAGTGCTCCAACATCTGGGCGAGCTTTCCGGGTAACGGCTACGCCCAGAATCCGCATCAGGCGGACACGTTGCTCAAGTTCTATGCGGCTGCAGGCGGGAGGTTCGCATGATCGGCGTCTTCAGCGTGGTTCCGTTACGAGTCTGGGCAGTTCTGGGCCTGGTGATCCTGTTGAGCAGCGCGCTGCTGCACCAGACCCTGGCCTTGGCGCAGGCCAGGACCGAACACGCGCTGTACGTTGCGCGAGTCGAGCAGGCCGCCAGAGAGGCGATGAATGCCGCCAGGGTGCAGGAGCGGCGCAGACAACAACATATCAATGAGGTGCGAAGCGATGCACAGGACAAAATCAAGGCAGCACTGGATGATGCTGCTGTGGCTTCCTCTGCTGCTGACAGCCTGCAGCGTCAGGTCGACCGGGTGCTGGCCGACCGAACCGCCTGTGATACCCGAGTTGCCAGGGGAGGCGCGGCAATCGATAACCTTACCCGTCTGCTCGCCGAGTTGCGCCGCCGCGCTGACGAGAGAGCGGGAGAGCTGGCGAAAGCAGCTGATGCAAGCCGAATAGCGGGGCAGGCCTGCGAAAAAGCCTACGACGCGCTGGTCGCCGGGGCGCGATCCGGCTCGCCATCCCGCTGACGGCGTCGCGGAGCCAGGCTCACTGGCCTCAACCAGTGACGACCGTTCCATTGAGAAAGACTTCGCGTCGTGCCCGTCGACTGATGATTTCGTGTTTGGCGAGCGAATATATGCTGTCGAACCTGTCTCGGTCGACGCTGTAGCCATTCGCCAGTTCTTCATTAACGAGCTGGTCGTATCGCGCTTCTGTAATGAACCGATAAATCTCTCTTCGATAAAAGAAACCGAACTGGAAGCCCAGCACTTCGCTGGTGTGGTGAGGGGAGGACGTCAGGAAACAGTTTTCCAGATCGATGGCTTTATGGGCCACGTCGGGTTTACGGCTGACCATGACATTGCTGGCCCGATAGTTGATGCTACTAGGTTGTAATACAACGCGCCCGGCGCATGTAAGACAGTTCGTCTAGCCAGACGGGCAGGCTATTGGAGCCTGCCTGATAGCCAGCCCCGGTGTCGCGTGCACCGCCTGACCGAAACATCGAACCATGTCACAGCCCGCCTGATCCATAGTGTTACGCCCGACGCATAACGCGTGGCTGACTTGTGGAGGCAAAGATGAACAAAGATACCCAGCTGCCATCAGGCCGAGGCAACGACGAACCCTTGCCGGCATCCAACGAACCTTTGAGCCCAGGCCGTACCAACCTGAACCCCAGCGACCGGGCGGGCGTCGACGAGCTGCCCGACAATGACGGCCTCGTTCCGCTGGACACCGACGATGACGCGCCAGTCATGGAGGAAATGCCTGACGTGGATGTCGACAACGCCGAAATGGACGAGCAGCCGAATCCGCGTTGA